GCACAACAATAGTGGATAGTAAGCCAGCAACTATTGTTCCTGTGGCACCTATGATCACTTTAACCATACTCTTATTGCCTGTTTGAATATCTTCGTGAATAGACTCTACCTTTTCCTCGATTTTTTCTAAACGAGTCTCAAGGTTTTTGTATCTCTGTTCGCACAAATCAACGTGTGCTTCTAAATTTTGTTTTTCCAGCTCAGTAGCCATTTCTCTCACTTCCGTTGTTAATCAATTTTATTTCTCTTGGAAGATGCCTTGTATTTTGTGCCTCTGTAAGCCTTGTATTGTATTTATTCCACATCAACATCAGTTATCTATTTGTTTAATGAACAGTATATTGGTGTGTTCTGGATCCATTGTCCTGTATGCTCCAGTTTTAATTTTGATGGTCTCGTCCAAACCTATAATCATTGGAATAAGATCAAAGTCCTCTTCAAAGAATTCTTGCTTCACAGCATCTGGAAAATCAAGTTCAATTACTGTGGTCCATACCATGTGTTCTCCCACGTAATTTTCACCAAACTTAAAATTGGTAATGTCCTGTATTTCTGCTTTGGGTCCTGACACAATACTCACATTGGATCTCAATTGAAGTGAGTTCTCAAAAGTCATGTAATTAGCATATTGATTGGCAGGCTTGTCCTCTGCTGAGCGAGTACGTCTTGCCATGGTTTTTGTGATGTCCAGTAGTGATAATATTTTGTATCTCATGTGCTGTTGTTCCTAGCACATTTACTTATATCTCATAAAAAAAGAGCGTCCAGTTTCCTGAACGCTCTTTAATATTACTTTGTAACTTACTTTGTAATCCTAAGATTACGCAGTGAATGTTGCAACTAGTGAAATTCCACCAACTGCTTCTGCGCCACCTGGGCCACCTTGTACTGCAAGGTGATTACCGTTAGCCGTACCTTCAACTGCCGCTATTGTGCCGTTGTAAGTTGTTGTGATTGAAGTTATCGCATCAGCATGAGTAATAGTTCCTGTTGCTACTGCATAGATGTAAGTAGTTGGACCTAAACCGCTTTTTGCTACAACTGTCGCTGAGTTTGTTCTTGTTGCCATTGTTTTTCTCCTCTTTATCGTTTAATGACACACTTCGCTCCGAAGTGTATATGCAATTATTTAGTAGGTTTTGGTAAAATATGTGTGCTACTATATTATTTTCGGCTCTTTTTGGCTCTAGATTGTAATGCTTTAAGCACACTTACAAAAGCCGGGCCTGCTGTTACTATATCATTTATTAATTGTATTGCTGGTAGATAGGCACCCACTATTGAAGATGGTATTGACTTGCCTGAAAGAGCAGAGTCTATGAAACGTTTTACAGCCACTAGATTTTTGCCTCCCACTAGATATCTATACAATGCTAGGTCTCTACCTTGTACACTCACATCTGGTACACTCACCTTAGGTTCAGCATCATTAACTCTGCCTGTTTCTAAATTCCTATCAGCGGCTAATTTTTCCAAGTGTTCTATGCTGTCTGAACTTCTCAATTTTGCTCTTGCGGCATGAAGCAATCTTGTCACTAAATTTTGTTTGTCACGGACTGACAAGGTGTTGAATTGAAATAAACTTCTTCTTATTGATTTGTAGTCTGCGTTTCTTATCTTTAAACCAGTTTCAATGCCCAAAAACACCTGCATGATACTGGGTGCTATTAGTCCTTGTTGTAGAGCACCAAGGTATCTGTTGAACGCCATTGTAGGAAAACTGCTTTTGTTTCTCATTTCCATAGCACTTTTTGGATCTTTTAATTTATTGATTGCTTCTTCGTCACCTGTGACAAAATACACAAAGTTGTATAAATCTGTGGAATACATTCTAAATCTATCATAATTTGAATGCTTGGTTTCCCTAGCATATCTTGTGGCTATTTGTCTGTATGTAGGATATTGATTCAACAGTTGAAGTATCAACAGTGTAAGATACAATCTTTCTGTACAATCTGTATATGTAAGGACTTTTTGATCCCTTGAATCACGAGTCATACGTGCTTCAAACAATGAACTTAAAAAGTCCAATTGATTAGTAGTTGCTAGGTTCTGCTTTATCGATTCCATATGTTGACACAAATAATTCTACCATATCTTTTGCTTGTAAAAACTTTTCAATGGTTTGACTTTGTTGAAGATCTTTTGTGAACTGTGCTTTGACCTGAGGTTTAACACTAGGTGCAGTTAACAATCTTCTCAACACTGTGGCTTGATTCATTGATACTTTGAATTTTTTGCCATCATCTGTTGTTACTGTGTCCAATGGATTTGGATTGCCTCGACTGTCCAGTATTTTGCCTAATTGATTGAATATAGAATCCTGCTTGAATTCTTTATCCATTCCCGCATTTGGATCATCTGCTGGATCTATGTCTTTAAACTCTTTAATAAATTCTTTTGCTTTCATTGTGTTCTCCTTATCTATTTATCGCTCTGTTGGCTCTAGTGAATCCAGAACGTTTCACCAATTTCATATTGCCTTCAGGAGACCCTAGTACATAGCCTTCTCCGCCCGGTTTGCCATTGATTGTTGCTGTGATATCGCCCTGTGCTGAATCCAATTGATTGATGATTGAATCTTTCACTGTCATTATTCCGCCAACCAAATTCCACAGTTTGCTGAATGCGTTCATGTTTGCTGTTACATATTCTTTAATTTTAATTCTTTTAGGCTGGCTCACAGCACTTGCCGCCAACCATCTTAAAAAATCATCACCTAATCTTTTCAATCCTGTATCAACTTTGCTGTTGGTGTAGGTGTACAAAATGTTAGGTAGATCAGTCAATTTCATTTGTGCTATTTTGTTTTTGTTCAACAGTTTGTCTATGTCTGCTCCACTGTTGTTTACAAGTGATTTCAATTGGTCTAGTCCTTTTACTTGTATAGGATCTTTTTTGTTGATTGTTGTAGGTGGGATAGCCAATACAGAACCTTGTACCATGTCTAAATCTTTAATGGGTAGTATTTTTCCATCCTCAGTCAATGTGTGATGTACAACAACTCCAACTTTACTGTTGGCAATCTTTTGTCCCAGTTCACTATTCGCATCTACATTGTATTGTACAACATTAGGTTTGAATACTAAACTGTTGCCTGATTTTTTAGGTGTAGCAAAGTATAACATATCTCCTACAAAATATCCTTGAAAGTTTTCAGGCACTGCTTCTGCCATTGTGTTAAACACTGAAGCCATTTTAGAAGCATATTGAGATTGTGATTTCTTTTTGGTAGCGTCTTTGCCTCTACTCATAATTACACTTTTTAAATCTTCAGGGTTTGTTGCTCTACCATCATAACCTTTAGCAACAAATCCAGACTTGTCTGTAAAAATAAATTCACCATTAGGATTTCTACCAAACACCACAGCAGGAGAACCATCCCACTTGATTGTAAGTGACTGTGTGCTTTTGCTTAATGATTGTAATTGTTCAATGGCTCTTATGGCTCCTTTGGAACCTTCCCAGAAGATTAAATCTTCTGCGTGTTGTATTCTTGATTCTTTCAGTGCGACATTCTTTTTGTCCACTTCTTTAAATTCTACTAATCTCATATTTTTATTTTGTTAAGTAATCTTCTGTACCAGCCAATAGGGTCATTCATATTCTCAGGCAATTTTTTACCCATCTTGGCAAATGAATCTTTTACATCTGCCATCAAAGTATCATAGTCTGATCTGCCTTTAATTTTTGCGTGAATCGTTTCCACAGTGTTAAGATCATTGGCAGTTGCTCCTTTGCCCAACAATAATTCTGCTATCTTGTTAGGGTCTTTAGTCACTGGTTCATTGGTGTCTCTGTTGAGTAGTCCTGCTTTGTGACTCCATTTGTATCCAAGTGGTTTGGCAATAGAAGCCATCATCACGTGTCTGTCTGCACCTTTGTATTCTGATCCAGGTTCGCCACCTTGTAAACTCCACTTCATCCATTCCGGATCACCAAACATTAAATCTGTTTGTACATAACCATTCTTGGCACTGCCTCTGATAGGAGTTTTAAAGTGAACACTGATCCCGCTCTTCTTAACCCACAGTTTAGGATCTTGTTTGTTTTGTATTGCCCACTGATTCAATTTGTCTGCCAATTGATCTTTAGTAACTTTGGATTGATCAATAGCAACATCTAAATCTCCTGAAGTGGGTGCTTTACCAGTGGTACCTAATGTGTTGTTTTGTAAATCTAGTCCTGTAATTTTTTCTAACCAGGCAAGTGTGGGAGACACATCTGCTTGATTAATTCTAGTTGTGGCTATTTGTCCATTAGGATCTTTGAATACATTGCCACCCTCTTTAAGAATCTTCATTTGTCTTTTTACTTTCAATTATTTTTTTAATGCCAACTTGAAACTTCTTGGCTTCCTTGTTACGAATACTGTTTAAAAAACGTCTTTCCAACTCCTGTGCTTGTTCTTCTGGGTAATTCTCTGCTATTGTGTTCAACAGATTCACAGCACTTTCGATGATGTTTGAGCCTGTTGTTTCTATGAAGGCTTCAGCGTCATTGACTCTGCCAATGTTTCTCAATTCATCTAGTATGCTTCTGGTACGTTTTTTCATAGTCTTGCCCTACTTTTTACTATTTACCGATTAGAAAGCAAATATAAAGCAGGTATTCATAGTATAGCAGGTCTAATTTTGGTTGTCAATCTTTTAATTGATGGTGTATTTGTGCCTATAAATACATATATTATTATGAACTTTTTACAATTTGTATCAGAAGTAGGATTTCCAATAGCAGGTGCTGTGGCATCTGGTGTGTTCATATTCATCATTTTAAAATTTATATTAGCCACTGTGACAGGGTCTGTGAATGGTCTTAAAAACATCATTAAAGCACTGGACAACAGAGTTCAGACCATGAACAATGATCTAATAAAGATTGATACTCTGCTTTCACACGTGACTGGAGTCAAACCCAATGTGGACAGACTTGCCGCTAACGAAGGCAAGGAAGATGCGAGGAAAGACTAGAT